CTAGCCCACTGTCTCTAAACAAAACAAAGAACTCCCCCCTCTACGGAGGGGGGTTTTTCTTTGCCTCTACTTGCCCATGTAGCGCTTTATTTCTAGGAACACTTGCTGGCGACTAATCCCGCAAGCGTCAGCGATCTTCTGTTGAGAAGTACCGTCTTTCCATATATCATGCCAGAGCTTTCTTCGCTCTTGGCCCAGCTGGGTGATTGTGTCCTGATACAGTTTCATTTCAGCAGTTATGTCTGAACTTCTTTGTAATTGGGTAGCCACTTCCACACTCATATTATCTCCTTATCTATTTGGATATCTGTTTCATCTTGTATAACGACTCTCAAGGCTTCCCTCTCCGCTTGCACTGGGGACCAGAAGGTTATCCTCTTAATGTGTTTTCCATTATCGTCAGGTATGACTTTCGCATCAACCAGTCCATCAATCGCTGCTTTCGCTGCCGGGTAGCACGCAGCTGGATCTGCTTTGGGCTTCGTTGCTTTGGTGAGAGGAACAATATCAATACTGATGTAGGTTAATGCAGGCATTTGTTTTTGTTTGGCTAGCCAGAAAAACCTTTCTCGAGTTTCTTTTGTTCTGCTCGCTCGTTTCGACCAGTGCCAAGATCGTTCGCTGTTCATAGTCCAAGGACGTTGGTCATCTTCTAAATACCATCTCGGTTTCACTTTGAACACCTCAGCTTTCGCCATACCTACCTCCATTATAGGGGGGAGCAGACTTAATTAATCCCAATTCCCTAGCTTCGCCCACATTATCGTGAACCCAAGTGTGGCATAAACGGCATATCGCAACGGAGTTTTCCACATCTAGTATTGAACCACCGAAACTTCGTAGGATAGGTTCGTGCAATTCTGTCGCTCGCCGAGTACACACGTCAGGGATATTGGCTTCGCACGTTTGGCGTTTGCTTAATTCATCAGCTACAAATACAGCTCTCGCCCGGTTCAATTTGGCTCGCTTCTTGGAAACTGCCGCAAGGGAACCTGAACGTTTCAATGGTGTTTTCCGCTTGAGAGGTGTTCGTTTCATATGGGCAACCTCATTTGTGACAATCGGCGTTTCGCTAGTTCACAATACTCCTGCTCCAACTCTATACCAACAGTTGGGATTTTCAAGTTTCTTCCTGCGACTAGCGTTGTTCCAGAGCCCATAAATGGGTCAATGATTGAGTCAGGGTCCACCCATTCAATCAAGCGCTCTACCATAGCCAGCGGTTTACCCCATCTGCCTATCTGGTTGTCTTTATCTTGAGGGTATGACAAAACTGATGTCAGTAGTTTTCGTTCGCGGGGAACGTACCATTTGTCCTCAGTCGCTTTCCATTCACCGCTACCCACCGAACCCTTCAGTTTCCTTGGAGTCCTATCAGTGTTGTAGTCGCCGACATACGCTTCTCCTGTTTCGCCGTATACGAGTATTGCCTCGTGTATAGCCAATGGGCCTTTGTGGGTGTTCCACCTGCCGTCTTTGACACCCATATTCCATATCAGTTCAAAGCGAGGCTTCCCTAGCATTTCGTACACGGCGAATCTATTTTTGGGATTAGTGAATGCGATGATTGTTTTCGTTTTGGGGAAATCCTCGATACTGAATTCTTCGTAAACATTGAAAGGAGGGTCCAAGAAAAGCAAACCAAATTCTTCACAATCAATTTCAGGCAACACGTTTCGGCAATCGCCTTGATATATCTCAACCATTTCTTCGCTATGGAACCAAGCCGTCATAACCCCAACAACACTTTCAAAGCCAGAGTGGCTTGTTGGGGGACAACTCCATTACCCAGTATTCTCATCTGTGCGGACCGGGGGAGATCTGCGTCTTTCCCAGTAACCCAGCCACTAGGGAGCCCCATCATAAACTCCACGAATGCTGGCTCTACTCCTTTACTGCTAACCGGTGGGGGAACCTCTAGTCCAGTGATTTCTCCCCATCTCCGTATAGCTTTTTCGTAGACTCCAAAGTCCCACCCAGCTGTCTTTTTAATTCCGTCATGAGCGTGCCGGGTAGTTTCGTTTTCTCTTTCCCCTTCTGCCAATTCACGTTCTCGCCATAGTCTTTGTAATCTCTCGCTGCTGGAGTTGGCAATAGTCTTGCCAGTTGGTTCTCTAAATTTTGCGGTTGATCTAATGGGCGTATCCATGCTTTGTTGTTTCGCGTTTCCTGCATTGCGCTTCTTGGTGTCGCTAGTTTCTGCCCAGATAAAGAGTCGCGCTCTTTGGTGAGGTGCCCCGGCATCGGAAGCTCGTACAATTCCCCACCTACAGTCGTACCCCAACTTGGTAAGTTCGGCAATAACTCCGACTCCCCCGAGAGTAAGGTGCCCTGCGACATTCTCCAAGAATAAATATCTGGGTCGTAGAACGCCAATGCCGTCCGATATGTAACTGAAAATGGCTCTTTCATCATTATCTCCTTTTCTTTTTCCTGCTGTGCTAAATGGTTGGCAAGGGTAACCTGCCATGAGTAAATCTAAATCGGGGGTATCATCGTTGATGCTTTCTAACACATTCCACCAATCGACCTGTGTGATGTCTCCCAAATTGGGTGCGCCCACTCTCTTTTCTAAAAGACGTGAGCATTCAACATCGTTTTCAGCCACGAAAGCTAGGTTGATGCCACCAAACAAATTTTCCAGTCCCATTTCCAAGCCACCGTAGCCTGTGCAGAGGCTCCCTACAGTCAAGCGCATACCTTGTACCACTCTCCCCAGATCTCTGCCGGGTGCCTACCCAGATTTGTTGCGAGCTTGTCGGCCAGTTTCCAAGAGATAGTTGGGCGTACCCGATACTTTCGGTAAGCGTCAAACGAAACTCCCAACGCTCTACATTTTGCTATATCATCGTAATCTGCCAAATGGTGATCGATATACCGAATCAGTGGTTCAGTCGGTAACGTTATTGACAAACCCAATGTTGCCACCCTCCTGCGCTATGTTCATACAGTAGCCAAGCGCTCGTATAGATATTCGCTATTGGGTCAAATGGGCTAGCACCTTCAAACCCTGCCATCTTCGCCCGCCAAGGCCAATAGTTCTCAAGGTGTTGCATCAAACCTGACGCACCGCTACTCGCATTGTAGGCATCAGGGTCGCCCATGCTTTCGCAACGCATCACCCGAAGGAATTTGCTTACGTCGGATTCTGGTCCTCCGAACCGGGCGATAGCTGTAACCACTTCGCTACGCCACCGCTCAACCGAAGGTCCGAAGTCTTGATCGGGGACAACATATTCGTGTACTGGAACCGTAATACCCAATTCCATCGCACGCTGGCGATGTTGGCGATTTGTCTCAGGTCCATAGATGGAATCTCTCGGTTCCATTTTCAGCCAATACTGCAACCATTCCACCATCGGGGAGTTCTCGTAGAGTTCGTATTCGTAGGAGTAGGTCCATCGTTCAATTTGCGACCAATCGATGTAGTTGCTATTTCCGTGATCTGCGTTAGCTGTCTGGGGGAACAAACAACTAAGCAACAAACCAATCGTCAAGATTCTTCTACCCATCTACCTTCCTCCTTGCTATACACCCAACCATCTACTGTTTTCTTTTGATTACCCAAATAATGTTTATTTAATATTCTTTTATTTAATGGGGTAACACCCTCATTACCCCCAAGGGTAACAGTTTCATTACTGGGGGTAACCATATCATTACCCTCCCAGTTGGGTACAATCTGAGTTCCTTCGGGAGCTAACAACACATACATGCTTGACGTTTCCCGACCATCGACGAATCGCCGTTCCCTACGAATCAACTCAGCTTCCTCAAGTTCACGTTTGGCGTTCTTCACTGTTCCGAGAGCGGTGCCGGGTGGCATACGTTCCAGTATCGCACGATTAGACGGCCAACAAGAATCCGTGTCGTAGCAGAAAGAAGCAAGGGCAATCCAAAGACGTAGTGCCGATGGGCTAATCTTCTGAGTTAATAAAGAGCGAGGAATAACAACATAATCCCTAGCTCGCCACCGCTCCTTCTTCACGAACCCCCCTAGAAGGCATCTTCTTGAGTTTCAATGATAAGGGGAGTTTCATCAAATGACTCCTCAGATTTGGCAGTAACTTCGTCAATAAGAACGTAAACATGCTCAAGCTGATCAGAGTTGAGAAGTTCACGCCTCGGCAAACGCTGTTCTTTCCATAGGTGACGGAGATCAACCTTTTCCTCATGCTGTAAAGAATCAATCCGCTCAACGAGCTTTGATTGTTCATCAGCGGATATGTACATCGCATTGCGATCTATTTCCTCGGCTGAAACTTCACCCATGCCGAACAAATCCGCAGCAGCTCTATTCTTGGCCCTAGTTTCTGCGGTAGCTGGTATGTCGTGGACAGCTTTACGCCCAGCGTTTCGCTCGGAAACCGCACAAGCTCCCCAACCGTCAGCGTACCTTCCGTTTGGAGCGGTACACCGATATGTGAACTCCGCGGCAATCAAGTTGCCGTCATCGTCCCAAATTAGTTTGTGGTCACGAAGCTCAAAAGAAACCCCATACGCAACAGCGAGTTTTCTCCAAGCTGAACGTTTCGGGAATCGCTTTCCTTGTATCGTCTGCCAATCATTATCGTCAAGCAGTGCTTTGCACAACTCTTGGTAAGCGTCCATATTCTGCACGATCTCTGCCGTGGTCCCACCCGGCGTCACGAGAGCAGTGCTGATGTTCGCAATTTCTATTTCTTCAGTAGCCATAATTTCCTTTCTATAGCCAGCTATACACGCATGGCGTACATCGCCAGCGCACAGATCGTATTTTCTTGTATTCGTCGTAACTACTGGTCCAGAAATCATCACCACATTTCATGCAGAAAAAGTTGTAACGCTCCACAACATCGTATTCATGTTGAGGGTGTTCGTTTTTCAGCTCTATCGCATAATTATGAGCGTCAGAAATGGACATTGGTTCGCCGAAGGCTTCGCCGTTTATCATGATTTGAAACAAATCAGGCGGTTCAACCGTATTACTATCGCTAGGCATCAAGCATTACCTTGAGCAAGTCTTTACGGACACAATCAACGAAGTCGCTTAATTCGTAGCGGTTGTCGTCGTATATGATGTAGCACCCGAAGCGCTCATCGACCCAACCCTTTTGTGGACCTTTGTCCTGCCAGTGGATATGGACTTGTATGTTGTACATATCCTGATCGGGTTCCATGCCGACACCTATACCGAACCCTTTGGTTCCTGTAGTTAATTTCCAATTACCACCTTGCTGAATTATGTCGTAATCCTCTTTGACTAATTCGCAGAATAGTATTCGGGTAAAATAGTCTGGGTCGTTTACTCTGCCCCCAGCGAGTTCAATAGCATCAGCTACCACCTCGTTAATGTGCCTACCATGCCAATGGCTATAAAGGTAAAGCGGTTGTTTGGGTTCCTGCCCCTCATAATGAGGTTGGTGAACCACTATATTGTTTCGGTCACCCATAGTGACTCCTTTCTTGGTTGTATTTCTAGTTTATAGGGGGGGTATGACAAACACTCCCCCATTCGCTATCTAGCGATTCTGTACATTGCTTGACGAGACATACCTTTCTCTTTTCTCATCTCGACTTCAATAGGAACACCAAACTCGTCACGAAGTTGCCTAGCTCGTCGCGCACCATCACCACCATTGAGTTCTCTGGATAAACGATCACGACTAACCCAACCACCACCGCTCAAGAGCGAGTAACTTTCTTCCTTCAGCAGGTCGTGTACTTTCTTGCAAGCTGGACCCATATCGCCGAGCGATTTAGCAACCACATTTTCGTGACCAGTCGCCGCCGGGGAGCTAGTTCTCGCACGCTGCTCGTTGGTGAGCTTTTTCCACGGACGCTTACACGTTGGGCAAACTTTCTCATTGCCTACCTTTCCCCTGATACGCTCTAGTGCCCTCTGCTTATCAGCTTCTAAATCTTGCCATTGCTGGTCAAGTTCTTCCGCTGTTCCTTCCCTGAAATAATCAGGCATCATTACCTCCTTTGTCTAGTCGGGACTGCTTCGTTTTCCCCATTGTTTTGGCTCCTTCCATTGGTTGTTTGGTTTATTAGAAATCGTAGTTCTTGGATAGGCTATTAAAGAAGTCTCGTACTTGAGAGTATGAGTATCCGTATTCTCTGCTATGCCCGATGTAACCGTTTCGCCTTGCGTTCTCTACGCAATCGGCTGCGAATCCAGTATTGTATACTGACCATTTTTTCCTGCGGAGCGCTTGTTCAATCTTGTATCGGTCAAATGACCACTCGTAGTCCCACTTGACCCATATTGTGGTTTCTTTATTTTCCCTTGCTTCCATGCATCCGTATACTAGATCTTCATACTTCCAACTATCCATCCCACCGAACCCTTCTTCGTAGAGGCATGAATCGATGTCGCTTTGAATTTCCTTTGCGCTTGCCATTTTGATCAACTCCGTTTCTTGGTTTTAGTATTTGACTCCATGTATTCATGATATAGGCGTTAGGGGGGATTTGCAAGTCATGTAGGTAAATAATTTACATTTCCCCATCAAGCTGCTACGGTTCTTTTATGGCTATCTTTCAGAAACAAGAACTATCTAACTCGGTGGAAAATGTGGACCCGAACACTTTGGAACTCCACCCAGAAAATCCAAGGCAAGGCGATATCGGGGCCATCGTCACTTCAATTGAACAGAACGGTTGGTACGGAACACTAATCGCACAGAAAAAGTCTCGCCGGGTCCTCGCCGGAAACCACAGATTGCAGGCAGCTCTCGCTCTTGACATGAAAGAGGTTCCGGTTTACTGGGTTGATGTAGACGACACTGAAGCGCAAAGAATTCTCTTAGCTGACAACAGGGTTTCTGACTTGGCAACTTGGGACGATTCTATCCTTGTAGGGCTACTGGAGGGATTGGCTAATGATGGCGCACTACTCGGTAGCGGTTACGACGGCGACGACCTTGATGCTCTTTTGTATGACGCAGCCCTCAACGATACCGACTTGGGAAACCTGCTAGACGATAATCCGACCCCCGGCGAAAGAGAAGATGCGATCAACGCAGCTGGCATACGCTCAATCATTATGCCGTTCGCCTTAGAGGAATACAACGACGTGGTGGCTAGGTTGGCGAAAGCAAGAACTGAATTGAAAGTAGACTCAAACGCAGAAGTATTGGCTACCCTTTTGCGAGAGCGATTGTGAATGTAGTAACTGTTGAACGTGTAGATTGGGAGCCTGACGAGAAGAACCAGCGAATGGAGGAGCTTCCGGCTGAAACTCACGTTATCCACAATCCGACCAAACTTGTGGACAATGAGGGTAATACAATCGCCGTAATAACGAGAACCCCCGAAGATCAACACGCTGAACTTACATGGATGGGAAGGAAAATACTTTCCGACGTTGATTTCACGGATATCGGTTCGAAAACTGGCGGTGCCCGAATGTCGGGAATCAAATACCCGAACCGTACTTTCGGGACTACAGCGCCATCACCGATGAGGCGAAGGCTGGCGTGCTGTTACGCCATGATGCATGCGGCCCACCCAGAAATCACGCAATCGCTTTACCGGCTTGCCATCACAGCTTGGGAAATCCTACAAGTAGAAGCCCCAGAGGAATCACGAATCGCCTCCGACCCGGTATATGAAGGCATACACGGAGACTGGCTAATGGCTGGGACACCTTGGTCGTCAGGCATTATCAATCATACGGCAGCACTTTCCTACCACAAAGATCGTGGCAATATACCCAATTCATGGTCAGCGATGTATGTTACGAAACGCAATGTTGAAGGAGGGTATCTCCATTTACCTGAATACAACCTAGCGCTCGCCTGCAACGACAAAGACCTGATCATGTTTAACGGACAACAGGTTTGGCATGGGGTTACACCAGTTCGCAAACGCACTGTCGGAGCGGAACCATATCGATTCAGTATCGTGTACTACGCCAAATCGGGTTGCAAGAAATGCCTATCAGCGACGGAAGAAATCAAACGAGCGCAAGAAGCAGCTACAGTTATGGACAAAGAACGAGATACGGTGCTAGGCCCACCGAGGGCAACACTATGACAATGGCGCTTTTCTATTTGGCGAAACCCACAACTGGTGGTTGGCCAACCTATACGGCGCATTTGGCAAAAGGCATAGGAAGTAACACAACGATATTCAAGATAGGGAAACGTAACGAGACCTTCCCCCGGCGATTTGGCAGAGGATTGTCATACCAAAATGTTACGATTGAGCAAGCGATCGCTATTGCCGCCACCTTCCCTTCTGTGGTAACAGCCACCGATAAACATTACCAAGAATATTCGCATCGCCTAATCAGCGAAACCAACTGCCCAGCGGTAGTCCATGACCCCACCGAACTTAAATTAGCCCACATAGAGACGTTAGGGCCGACTGTTGTAATTAGAGAAAGCATGTTGCATCATTTACCAAAGGCGAGATTCATAAAGCACCCCTACATGCGCTGCCCAGATTTCGGGGAAACGGACCAGAAAAGAGCTGGGGGAGTTGCCATAAGTAGGGTTGATTACGACAAAAGAACCCACATGATAGCCGAAGCAAATCAAATCGGTGCAAACATTTCGATCTACGGAACGGAGAACCGGCTATACACCCACCACAAACTCAACAACGAGATACCGGAATGGCGAGAAATGTATAAAGGAGGGTTCCCAACTGGCGACCTTTGGGCTGGGGCGAGGCTATGCAGGAACCACGAATCAATGGTTGATATGTCGGTAATATCTGGAGACGGTGGGGGAACCCAGTACACGTTCTTAGAAGCGCTTGACGCAGGAGCCGGACTTATCCTCCACGATGAGTGGAAACCTTCTGGATTACTTGGGGAAATCTCCACCACGGTTAGCACCGCTGAGGAATTGAAAGAGGCCGTAAATACCGCATCATCGCCGGGCGCTAACGCAGAAAAGCTACTCAGCGAACATGACGCTGTGGAAATAGCAAAGGAATACATGGAATTATGCGAAACGTAGTATTTCAGGTAAGCATCGCCCCGAAAGGGAGGGAATGGAAAACCGCAGGAAAGAAAGTATTTCGCTACAGCAACCACCTATACGACTTCTCTAACGTCAGAGCGAAACAATATGCGGACAGGGTAGGAGCTGACTATTTCAGGTTGAAAACGATGGATTGGCTAGGGGAAGAATACGCACCCTGCTACCACAAACTCTACCTTTACGAGCTAGCCAAGAAATATGACAGAATACTGTACCTCGACTCGGACTGCATCATCACCAAATTCTGCCCAGACGTATTCAAGAAAGAAAACGAGGTTTGGGCAGCCGTAGACCAAGCGAACACCCCATCGGGTAGGAAACAGCTACGGTTACTAAGGGAAAAGCATTCCATATCAAACCACGCCCACCTCTACTTCACCACCTCAGTACTGCATGTAAACAAAGAATTCTGTGATTTGACAGCGGACCACTGGCGCAAAGAACTAGCAGACTGCGAAAACCTCGCCGGGTCCCAACACGACCAATCAGTATTCAACATGCTCGTAGCCAAACACCACCATTACAAGCCACTGAACCCTTCTTGGGGAGCTTGGTACGGCAACGGATACTACATCAAACACTATTACGGCCCTACAAATACCTCAAATTGGGAACCCAAGACTTTCCTAGATTGGGAAAATAGACTACAAAGGAAGCTAGAAACAAACTCTGAACACTAGGCTCTGGACAGTATGGCGTACACACAAACAAATAGAACCCCCGAAGTGATTGAAAAGTATGAAGAAGTCGTAAGGTTGCGAGCGCTCGGTTTAAGCTTTCAGGCAATCGCAGAAAGAGTTGGTTACGCTGGGCGATCTGGGGCGAAAGAAGCCTATACGCAGGCTATCAAGATGTGGGGAACTGAAGCTGTAGACGAATTGAGAGTCGTTGAAAACGAAAGGCTTGACCACTTACATAGAGTCTTAATGGCAAAGCTGGAAACCATAGGTCGTGACCCCGAAGCAGAAACAACCGAACTCGTATCTATCGTGAACAGCGCTATCAGCCTATCCAGAAGGAGAGGCCTATTGAATGGACTGGATTCAGCGAAGAAACACGAAGTTACTGGCGCTGATGGAGGCCCAATACAGACCGATGTTGGGCAAATGCTGAGAGATAAATTGGCTTTGATTGAAGGAAATACTGAGGAATCTATGGAAATTGGAGGGGCAATACCCTCACCCAACCACGCATTAAGTCCTTAGAACATGCCTGAGGAGCAGAAAATGGAGCAGAAATCGCCTGATTTGGCAACCGAAGCCCAATTAAGCGTCATACAGCGATTGATTCAAGCCGACCCTGACTGGCACGAAAGCCTCACCGAAGAACAGAAAGCCGAAGTCATGTGGGACTGGACGCTTTGGGCGAGACCGAAACAGCTCGCGCCGGGTGGGACATGGAGAATCTGGCTGATACTCGCAGGTCGAGGTTTCGGCAAAACAAGATCGGGAGCTGAGTGGGTAAGGGAACAAGTTATGAGCGGTAACGCTGGGCGCATCGCCTTAGTTGGCGCAACCGCAGCTGACGTTCGTGACACTATGGTAGAAGGGGAATCAGGGCTAATGCGGATATTCCCACCGGAAATGCGGCCTCGCTACATTCCTTCAAACCGAAGGATAACTTTCCACAATGGGGCGATAGCAACTGCGTTCTCCGCTGACGAACCTGACCGACTCCGTGGACCGAACCACGACCTCGCTTGGTGCGATGAGATCGCAGCGTGGCGATACCCTGACGCTTGGGACCAACTGATATTCGGTTTGCGTATCGGAAAAGACCCTCGCCTAGTAGCAACTACTACTCCCCGGCCCACACCGCTGATTCGTTCTTTGGTTGAAAGAGATGATGTCGCAGTAACCACTGGGTCTACCTTTGAGAATCAAGCCAACCTCGCACCGACCTTCCTGAAAGAAGTCCTCGCACGGTATGAAGGCACACGACTAGGGCGACAAGAACTACACGCTGAAATACTGGATGACGTAGAAGGTGCATTATGGAACCGTGATATGATTGAGTCATGCCGTGTCCATACCATGCCGGACCTCGTAAGAATTGTCGTTGGTGTAGACCCTGCGATTAGCTCAGGCGAATCTAGTAACGAAACAGGTATCGTAGCTGTAGGGTGTGACAAAGACGGAATCGGCTACGTTCTTGACGATAAGAGCTTGAAGGGTTCCCCAACGGAGTGGGCGCACGCAGCTATAGCGCTTTACCATCGTTCGCAAGCTGATCGGATAGTGGTTGAAGCTAACCAAGGTGGGGATATGGTACGGCATACCTTGATGACGGTAGAATCCCAGATTCCAATAAAGATGGTCCACGCAACGAGGGGAAAACGTATTCGTGCTGAACCAGTTTCGGCTCTTTACGAGCAGGGTAAAGTCAAACATGTAGGCGCTTTTCCACAGCTTGAGGACCAAATGTGTTCGTGGACTATTGATGCTCCTTCCCCAGACCGATTAGATGCGCTAGTATGGGCTGTGACAGAATTGTTAGTAGGTAGTAGACTTCCACCAGCGGTAGTTCCCTTTGGCGCTACCCGGCAGAGTCCTTGGGAGATTAATTAATGAGTGACGTAGAAAAACAACGACCAACGTCTACAGATTTCATGGAGATCGGTTCATCGGGATTAGTTCAATACGGTGGGCGAGTCGAAGAAGATTTCCTACGGCAACTCCAAGGCAAACGTGGCTACGCTATCTATCGGGAAATGTCCGAGAACCACGCTGTCATTGGGGGGATACTCCACTCAATTGAAATGCTTTTCCGGTCTGTTGATTGGAGTGTAGAGCCGTCGGACCCGGCGAACCAACGAGCGGTAGAAGAAGCAGAGTTCGTTGCTGGCTGTATGAACGATATGTCAATAAGTTGGCAAGACACCATCAGCAATGTCCTCACCATGCTCGTTTACGGTTTCAGTTTCAACGAGATAGTTTACAAGCGTAGGAACGGATTAAGCGAGGACGGCGAATCCTCAGCCTTTAATGATGGGCGGATAGGCTGGCGAAAATTACCGCTACGCTCCCAAGACACCGTGTACGAATGGGGATTTGATGAGAATGGCGGTATCGAATCCATGACTCAGATGAACCCGATAGCTGGGACAGGGCCAGTTACTATACCGATAACTAAAGCTCTCCTCTTTAGAACTAGCACGAAACTCAACAACCCAAGAGGGCGAAGTGTCCTACGCTCCGCATATACTTCTTGGTACTACCAGAAACGAATTCAAACGATAGAAGCTATCGGAATTGAAAGAGATTTAGCAGGTCTACCTGTTGCTTTCGTTCCTCCGCAGTTGCTTTCCGATAATGCCACAGCGCAGGAAACCGCTGCCCTGAACGAGATTAAACGTATTGTCCGTAATATTCGGCGAGACGAGCAGGAAGGGTTGGTGTTCCCTCTCGCATACGACCCCGAGACCAAACAGAAAGCCTACGACATTCAACTGCTGACGAGCGGTGGTCGTAGGCAATTTGACACCAATGAGATAATCACACGGTACGACCAAAGGATTGCGATGTCAATGCTCGCCGATTTCATAATGCTCGGCCATGAGAAAATAGGAACGCAGGCGCTCTCCGTTTCTAAGATTGAATTATTCATGGATTCAATAGAGGCATGGCTAACCGGAATCGCTGACGTTTTCACCAACTACGGTATTCCACGGCTGATGCGGTTGAATGGAATACCCGAAGAACTGTTCCCCAAACTCAACTACTCCGCACCTCGTGACCCTGACATCGGCGTTATCGGAGAATACGTTGGGAAGCTCACCTCCGCAGGGGCGATGCT